TCGGTGTCGCTCGTCAACGAGTGCCGCTGGGGCGTCCTGACCGACCAGGGCATCGAGCTCTGCACGGCGCATCACCTCGTCCTGGCTGCCCGGGACGAGCAGGCCGCCGCAGTGGGCGGCATTCCGGGCCAGATGACCGGCCCGCTCTCTTCAAAAGCCGTCGACAAGGTCAGCGCCAGCTACGACACGGGCGCCGCGACCATCGACGACGGCGGATTCTGGAACCTGACGACCTACGGCGTTCGGTATCTCACCCTCGCGCGCATGATGGGCGCTGGCGGCATGCAGCTGTAGCCAGCCTAGCCCATCGGGAGCATTCCCATGGGCTTCATCAAAACCGACCGGCTGAAGGAAGTCCTGCAGTCGATCAACGGGCTCGTCCAGAAAGAGGTGCTTGTCGGCATCCCCGACAGCGCGCCGGAGCGTAAGGACGACGTGCCGCTCAGCAACGCCGCCATCGGCTACATCCAAGAGACAGGCTCCCCGGCGAACAACCTGCCGGCGCGGCCGTTTCTCGTGCCCGGGGTGGCCTCGGCGCAGGACAAGACCCTGCCGCAGTTGCAGAAGAGCGTCGAAGCTGCCCTGGACGGCGACCTGCCGCGCGCCGAGAAGCGCATGGCCGCTGCCGGCCTGGCCGCGCAGAAATCCGTGCTGGCGCGGATCAACAGCGGCATCTCGCCGCAGTTGAAGGATTCCACGCTCGCCGCGCGCCGGCGCCGCGGGCGGACCGGCACGGTGCCGCTGATCGACACCGGTCAACTCAGGAACGCCATCGTGTATGTGATCCGAAAGAAGGGGTAGCCCATGGCATTGCTCGACGTCACCGACGTCCTGCTGGACCCGGACTTCATGGACACCGGCCTGGTGTGCAACCGGATGACGCAGACGGTCGACGGCCACGGCCGCGCGCAGAACGCAGTCACCTCGACGACGTTCGCCGCTGTTGTTACAAGCGATTCCGGCGACGTGCTCACGCGCGGGTCCGACGGGAGCCGCATCACCGGCTCGATCACGCTACACACGCCGTTTCGGCTACGCGACGGGGGCGACGGGGCGGATGCCGACGAGGTGGTCTGGGATGGCCGTACGTACACAGTGGCCAAGGCCAACGACTACAGCCATTTTGGGCGCGGCTTCGTGGCCGCCACCTGTGATCTGAAACCTCTATCGGGGTGATGCATGCCGAATAACAGCTCGACCGGCGGATACCTGGCGCCAGTTGTCGCCGCGCCGCCGGCCGAAGACGACGCGCTGGACGACCTGCTGCAGGCGCTGGTGGCCGGGGTGACCGGCCTCGATGGCACCCTGGTGCGCCCGCGCTGGCAGCCGACTGTACCGAAGCAGCCAGATCCTGGCACCAACTGGTGCGCGCTGGGCATCACCGTCCAGACGCCCGACGCTGGCCCGGCCATCCAGCACGATCCGGCCGGGGATGGCAGTGACACATACAACCGCCACCAGGACATCGAACTGCTGTGCTCGTTCTACGGGCCGGCCGCGAAGGGATATGCCCAGCGGCTGGCCGATGGCATGGCCATCCCGCAGAACCACGAGCAGTTGGGGCTGAACGACATGGCGTTCGTCAGCGCCGGCGAGATCCGCGCAGCCCCCGACTTCGTCAACCAGCAATGGGTGCGGCGCTATGACATGACGCTGGCGCTGCGCCGCAAGATCACCCGGACCTACCAGGTCCTCAACCTCCTGTCCGCCCAGGTGGGCACGACGACAGATTCGGTGCCGCCAGTGAGTGGCACCATCAACATCGACCAGTAGAGGATCGCTATGTCCAACGGACTGCCGGTATCGCGGCTGATCAACGTCTCCATCAACATGTCGCCGCTGGCGGCCCAGGGCGCCAATCTGAATACCGCGCTGTTCCTGGGCGCGTCCTCGGTGATCGACACCAATGAGCGCCTGCGGTCTTACGGGACCATCGATGAGGTGTCCGCCGACTTCGGCACCACGGCGCAGGAATACCTGGCCGCGCTGCTGTACTTCCAGCAGACGCCGCAGCCTGCCGAGCTGCTGATCGGCCGCTGGGCGAAGACGGCTACCTCGGGCCTGCTGCGCGGTGCGTTCCTGTCGACCGCCCAGAGCGATATCACCGTGTGGAAGGCGGTCACGGCCGGCTCGTTCAAGGTGACCATCGACGCCACGGTCAAGACGCTTTCGGCGCTGGACTTCTCGGGCGTGACCAACCTGAACGGCGTGGCCACCATCATCACCACGGCGCTGGCCGGCGCGACGTGCGTCTGGAACGGCATGCAGTTCGTGATCACGTCGCCAACCACCGGAGTTACATCGAAGGTGAGCTATGCCACGCCGTCGGGCTCTGGCACGGACATCTCAGGCATGCTGGGCCTGACCAGCGGCCTAGCGTCGGCGCCGGTGGACGGCATCGTTGCCGAGGCGCCGGACGCGTGCGTGAGCCTGTTCCTGAACCGCTTCGCCAACCAGTTCCTCGGCATCCTGTTCGCGGACACCAGCCTGACCGACGACCAGCACGTGGCCGTGGCGGATCTGATCGAGGCCGATAAGCGGCACATCTACGGCACATCCACGCAGGCGCCGCAGGTGCTGGACTCGACGAGCACGACAGACATCGCGTCGCGCTTCAAGGCGAAGGGCTACAAGTACTCGTGCGTCCAGTGGTCGAGCACGAGCCCATACGCTGCGGCGTCGCTTCTCGGCCGCCTGCTGACGACCGATTTCAACGCCAACAACACGACCATCACCCTGATGTGGAAGCAGGAGCCTGGCATCGTGCCGGAGATCCTGACCAGCACGCAGGCGAATGTGCTCGAGGACAAGCGCGCGAACGTCTTTGTCGCCTACAACAACGACACGGCGATCATCCAGTACGGCGTCACGCCGAGCGGCATCTTCATCGACTCGGTCTACAACTCGATCTGGTTCCAGAACCGCATCCAGACCGACGTGTACAACCTGCTGTACCAGAGCCTGACCAAGATCCCGCAGACCGATGCCGGCAACGCGCTGATCGCGGCAGTGATTGCGGGCGCATGCGACGCCGCGGTGAACAACGGGTATCTCGCCCCTGGCGTGTGGAACTCGGGCGGCTTCGGCGCGCTGAAACAGGGAGACACGCTGGCCAAGGGCTACTACATCTATGTGCCACCGATCGCGCTTCAGTCGCAGGCCGACCGCGAGGCGCGCAAGTCCGTGCCGTTCCAGATCGCCGCGAAAGAAGCCGGGGCCATCCACACCGTTGACATCTTGGTGAATGTGAACAGGTGATTACATGAAGACATTGAATATCGACTTCTTGCGAGATGCGCTCTCGTACGATCCGGAAACTGGCATGCTGCGATGGAGGCAGCGCCCGAGGTTGCACTTCCGGACCGATCGCGGATGGCGATGTTTCAACAGCCGATTCGCCGGAAGGATCGCGGGTTCAGTTGCCTCAACCACCGGCTATGTAATGGTCAACTTTTCGGGTGGGAATTTGCTCTGTGCACACCGCCTGATCATCGCCATGCATACAGGGCATTGGCCTGAGTTCGTCGATCACGTGGACGGAAACCGTCGCAACAATGCACTCGACAATCTCCGTATATGCACTCGATCCGATAACCAATGCAATCGTGGGGTGCAATCCAATAACCGGAGCGGCTTCAAGGGCATAAGCCCGGAAGGTAGTGGCAAGTGGCGGGCGCAAATATGCAAATCCGGTCAGAGGAGAAATCTGGGAGTATTTCTGTCGCCCGAAGCCGCGCATGCTGCTTACGTTCGGGCGGCGCAGCAACTTCACGGCGAGTTTTCGAACTCTGGGACAAGGAATAAATCATGAGCGGAACATACAGCTTCATCGATGTCCAGGCGTCCATCGCTGGCCCGGGCGGATCATTCTCGCTCGGCTACGGCGAGGCCAACGCGCAGGAGGGCATCACCATCGCGCCCGCGAACGACAAGAACGTGATGACCGTCGGCGCTGACGGTAGCGCGATGCACAGCTTGCACGCTGACAGCTCGGGTCAGGTGACGGTGCGCTACCTGAAGACCGCCCCCATCAACCGGACGTTGATGGCGCTGTACAACGCCCAGAAGATCGATAGTCGGCTTTGGGGCAAGAACGTGATCACGGTGGGCCAGTCGGTGGCGGGCGACATAGCGACCTGCATCCAGTGCGCCTTCAAGCGCGTGCCGGACCTGACGTATGCACAGGATGGCGGCACCGTCGAATGGGTGTTCGACGCGGGCATCATCGACGAAATGCTGGGGACGTACTGATGGCGCGCGAAATCAAGCTCGGCGAGAACCTTTACTCCATTGGCCGACTGAGCGCGATGCAGCAGTTGCACGTGTCGCGCCGCATTGCTCCCATCGTGCCGGCGCTGATCCCAGTATTCCTCCGCATACGTGGCAAGCCAATCGGCGAGGATCTGGAGGGGCTGGCGGAGGCATTGCAGCCGCTGGCAGAGGGCCTGGCCGCGCTGAAGGACGAGGACGCGGAGTATGTGATCGGCACGTGCATGTCGGCTGTGCAGCGCCAGCAGTCCACGGGCTGGGCTCGGACCTGGGTGATCGAGCAGAAGCGTTTCATGTTCGAAGACATGGACATGGGCGTGATTCTGCCGCTGGTGGTGCAGGTGATCACCGCGAACCTCGGCCCTTTTATCTCCGGGCTGCTTACCAGCCAAGCGAGCAGCCCGGCATCGGCGGAACCGGCTGGTTGAAGTCATTGCCAGGCGGCGAGGACTGGCTGATGGCGCCGGTGATTGAGGGACTGTGCAAGTACGAATCGCTGCTGGACGGCACGCTGGGGCTGGAAGACATCGCGCTGATGAACGACGCGCTGGCCGTCCGGGCCGACAACCAGGCGGCCGCGCGCCGCATGCTGGAACAGAAGAATGGCCGATAGCACCGTCATCCGCGAGTTTCTGGTCGCCCTCGGGTTTAAGGTCGACGAAAAGGGGCTGAAGAACTTCACGAAGGGCGTGGAGGACGCCACCAAGGGCGTGAAGCAGCTGGTCACGACGATCTCTGCGTCGGCCCTGGCAGTGAGCGCTGGGGTCTCGGCCTTCGCGTCCAAGCTGGAGCGGCTGTACTTCGTCTCCCAGCGGACCGGCGCGGCGGCCACGAGCCTGAAGGCATTCGACTTCGCCGCGCGCAACCTTGGGATCTCGTCCGAAACTGCCTTCGGTGCGGTCGAAAGTCTGGCCAAGTTCTTGCGGAACAACCCGGCCGGCGAGGGCTACCTTGCCACGCTTGGGGTGCAGACGCGCAACGCCAACGGCGAACTGCGGGATACAGTCGACATCCTGGCCGATGTCGGCGCCGAGCTGGCGAAGAAGCCGACGTGGCTCGCCAGCCAGTACGGCAACGTGCTTGGCATCGACGAAAACCTGCTGCTGGCCATGCGCAATGGCGACTTCGCCAAGTTCATGCAGCAGTACCGGGATATGTCCCGGAAGAGCGGCCTGGACAAGGCGGCCCAGGACGCCCACGGCTTCATGGTCGCCCTGCGCGAGCTGGGCACCACTTTCGAGAATTTCGCCGTCCGCGTGGAGGGCGCGCTGCTGCGCAAGGTCGGCCCGCAGCTCGAGCGGTTCAGGCGGTGGTTCGAAGAGAACTCGCCAGCGATCGCCGAGCGCGTGGGTACCATTGCCAGCGCGGTGCTGGCGGCGGCTGCGGCCATGGGGCCGCCTCTGACGTGGCTGGCGGACAAGTTTATCGAGTTGGACAACGCCACGGACGGATGGTCGACGCAGCTCCTGCTGCTGGTCGGCGTCTTCAAGGTGCTGGGCGGATTCCAGATCATCGGCGGCATCTGGAAAATAGTTGCCGCAGTCCGCGCGCTCGGTGCAGCCAATGCCGCTGCCGCCGCTGCGGGTGGGGCGTCTGCCGCTGGTGGTGCGGCCGGTGCTGCTGGGGCCGGCGCGGCGGCGGGTTGGCTATCTCGCTTCCTGCCTTGGGTGAGAGGGGCGACGGGCCTTGGCCTGCTGTTTCACAGTGGCGGCCTCAATGAAGGCGAAGACGCCGAACTGGCGCGGCGGCGCGCGTCCTCTGGCCAGCCCGGCGGGCAGGCAGCAGGCGGCAGCGCGGCAATCGATGCCGTGGGCTTCTTCCAGCGCATGGGATGGACCCGCGAGCAGGCTGTTGGCCTCGTGGCGAACCTGCAGCGCGAGAGCAATCTGAATCCGGCCGCCGTGGGCGACGGTGGGCAGGCATACGGCGCGGCGCAGTGGCATCCGGATCGCCAGGCCAACTTCAAAGCGTGGTCTGGCAAGGACATCCGCGAATCCGACCTGATGGAGCAGCTCCAGTTCGTGAACTACGAGCTGACGAAGGGCGCCGAGCAGCGCGCCGGCCAGTTGCTGCGCGCGGCGCAGAACGCCCAGCAGGCCGGCGAGATTGTGTCCCGCTACTACGAGCGTCCGGCCCAGGCTGACGCCGAGGCGGCGCGCCGTGGTGCAGCCGCGGTCGATCTATCGCAGCAGACGACCGTGAACGTCTATGGCGTCTCCGATCCGGCGGCGGCCGGCCGCGCGGTGGCCGGCGAGCAGGACCGGGTGAACGGCGACATGGTGCGGAACATGCAAGGAGCGTTCTCGTGAGTCTTCTCGACATGATCATGCTGGTGCCGAAGCGTATTGGCACTATTCAGATCGGCGTGGAGCTCGAGGAATCCCACATGGACGAGCTTCAGATCACCGAACATCCGGTCGAGAAGGGGGCGGAGATCAACGATCACGCCTTCAAGCGGCAGCCCGAGGTGACGCTGAAGTGCGGTTGGAGCAATGCCGACCTCAAAGCGCTGGCCGGCACGCCGCAGTCGATCTTCGAGGGCGGCGAGCTGCCGTCGGCGGACTATGTGAGCGCGGTCTATTCGCAGTTGCTGGCTCTGCAGGAGACGCGGCAGCCGTTTGACGTTGTGACGTCTCTACGCATCTACCGCGACGTACTGTTCAAGTCGCTGGCGGTGACGAAAGACCAGAAGACCGGCGCCGCACTGTTTGTGACGGCAACGCTCAAGCAGATTCGGATCGTTCAGACGCAGGCGACCACGCTGCCGCCAAAGCGGGATCAAGCTGACCCCCGGTCAACCGCTGAGACCTTGAATGCGGGGGTCAAGGCCGCCATACCAGCCATTCCGGTGCCAGGCGGTGCGATTCCATCGGGGCTGTGGTGATGGCGAACTACTTTGAAGTCCCGCTGAACCCGGAACCGCAACGCTTCACTATCACGCTCGGCGGCGTGGACTATCGGCTGACCGTGCAGTATCGGCAAGCGGGCGGCATCGGCTGGGTGCTCGACATCGCGGACGCGAACAATCAGCCTCTGGCGAGCGGCATTCCGCTGGTGACTGGTGTGGACCTGCTGGCGCAGTACCGACACCTCGAGTTCGGCGGCCGCCTGTGGGTGCAAGGCGCGGCAGATCCTGACGACGTGCCTACCTACGAGGATCTGGGCATTGGCTCGCACGTGTTCTGGGTGACTGACTGATGGGCGTTCCACAATTCGGCCGAAAGGTCTCGCTGATCGTCGGCCATGATAATGGCGACGCGCTGGAACTGTCGGAGCTGCGCGTCCGGTTCGATGTGCGGCGCGGTGACCTCCAGACGCCAAACTCGGCGCGCATCCGCGTGTACAACGTGTCCGAGACGACGAGGCAGCGTATCGAGCGCGAGTTCACGCGGGTAGTGCTGCAGGGTGGCTACGAGGGCAATTTCGGCATCCTGTTTGATGGCACTATCAAGCAGGTGCGACGCGGGCGCGAGAGCCAGACGGACACCTATCTGGACATCACCGCGGCGGACGGCGATTCCGCCTACAACTTCGCTGTCGTGAACAGCACGCTTGCCGCCGGGTCAACGGCTGCAGATCACGTGCAGGTGTGCACGCGGGCGATGGCACAGTACGGCGTGACACTTGGATATACGCCATTTGGCAAGTCGGCCTCATCGAAGCCGACGGCCGCCGACATTGCAGAGCAGCAGGCCAAGGTAGATGCCGCGCGCAAGCTGCTCGACGCGAAGCAGGGCCAGCAGTTGGCACTGCTCGGCCAGGTCAAAGATCTGCGCGTCCGCTCGGAAGAACTCAGCCAGGCGGGCGACGAGGCAGGGGCGATTGCGCTGCTTCGTCAGGCGCAGGGATTATTGCAACAGGTCGATCAGCTCGAGAAAGAGGTGAACACCCTGTACCTGCCGGCTTGGCAGCGCGAGGACGCGAGGCTGAAGGCGATGCAGGCAGCGGCGGCGGCGCCTGACCAGCCCGCCGCACCCCAGCAAGGGCTACCGCGCGGCAAGGTGATGTTCGGCATGGCGCGCGACTTCATGCGCTGGACCGCGAGGACGCAGCAGGCGGTCTGGAGCATCCAGGACGGTGAGGCGATCTTTGTACCTGAGACGTCCTACATGCCCGGCGAGATCCCGGTGATCACCGCCGAGACTGGCATGGTGGGCCTGCCTGAGCAGACCCAGAACGGCATCACGATCAAGATGCTGATCAATCCGAGCGTGCGCATCGGCCGGCTGATCAAGATCGACAACAAGAGCGTGCAGCGCTACGAGTACAGCCTAAATACTGGGCAGGAGGCCCAAAACCAGCGCATTGAGGAACAAGCAAAGCTGCAGGACGACGGCTTCTACTACGTGATGATCGCCGAGCACTCTGGCGACACGCGCGGCAACGAGTACTACACCGATGTGATCTGCTTGGCGGCCGACACCACAGTGCTCCCCGATTCCTTCGTGAATAGAGGCGCGGTGCCACCGGCCGATGTGACGGTGATCAAGCGCTTCGGTTAGCGCATCGAGCGCTGGTATTCCTGTACGCGCCGTTGATACTCGTCTGGCGTGATGGCTGGGCCCGCAGACGCCACCGTGCCATCGCCACGGAACTCGGCCTTGACGAAATTGAGAAGGCTGCCTCTCTCGACATGGCCGTGCTGGCTGACGATTGTGAACTCATCTGACAGAGGACTGAGCGTCGGCGCCCAGCAGGCTCTTGCCAGCCCACGTCCTTGAATAAGTTCGGCTGCTTGCATGGTGGGGGCTGCAACGATAGGAAGTGAGCATGGGACGTTGGAATACAGAACGTAGATCATGTCTTCACGATCGATCGTTTGACCAGGAGGGACTGTTCTCCCTGCCTTGCTAAATACATAGCCGGCAAGAAAATCAGGTGTCTTCCTGGCTGAAGATTTCGCCGACGCGCAGCGCTGCCACGTCCGCTGGTAGCCGGCGTCGCCTTCCTTTCCGTAGCACCAACCCGCCTTTGCCAGTCGGTCGTAGGCGGCGTCGCGCTGCTCGCAGGCCTTCATGGTGGCCGGATCGTCGCCGCTGCCGCCTCGGCACCTGCTGTTCAGGCGCTCGGCCTGGTCGATCTGTGTCTTCGGGTACTGGCTTTGGCTATGAGCTGGCGTGGCGATCAGCACGCCGGCGGCGAACAACGCGACAAGAGGTTTCATAGTGGACAGACGAGAACGGGTCAATGATCCCGAGGTAGCCCTCCGGGAGGCTCTGGACGGGTACCGCGCGGGCATCTGGACCGCGCTGCCGGGCATCATCCAGTCGCTCGAGAGTGCCGCCGACCGGCCGCCGACATGTTCTGTGCAGCCAGCCATCAGGATCCGCGTGCGGAACATCGATGGCACGGTGGCCAGCGTGGCGCTGCCGCTTCTGGTGGACTGCCCGGTGCAGTTCCCATCTGGCGGAAATTGTACGCTGACTTTCCCGGTCAAGCCGGGTGACGAGTGCCTGGTGGTCTTCGCCAGCCGCTGCATCGACGGCTGGTGGCAGTCGGGGGGCGTGCAGGAACAGGCCGAGATCCGGATGCACGACCTGTCGGACGGGTTCGTACTGCTCGGCTTCCGGTCGAAGCCGCGTGCGCTGGCCGGCGTCAGTACGACAGCGGCGCAGCTGCGCACCGATGACGGGTCGGCGCAGATCTCGGTGGACGGCCAAAGCCACGCCATCAGCATCCAGACAACGGCGTCGGTGAACGTGACATCGTCGGCTTCAGCCACGGTGACAGCGCCGATCATCAATCTCGGCGCGATGGGCCAGACGCTGCGCGCATTCGTTACTGATCTGTTCATGGCGCTGTTCAACGGGCACACGCACACATCTGGTGGCGCGGGGTCGCCAACGAGCGTACCGAACCAGGCAATGAACTCGAGCCACGTGACCACCACGGTGAAGGGCGGATGACATGCGCTATCGGAAATTGAGCGCTGACGGCGACTACGTCTTCGGCGGGCAGCAGGCCGACTTCTACAAGGACAGTCCGGAGGCAGTCGCTCAGGCGGTGCACACGCGGTTGCGGCTGACCACCGGCGAGTGGTATCTCGACACGACCGAGGGCACGCCGTGGGCGACGGACGTGCTCGGCAAGTACACCGGTAGCCGATACGACGCCGCGATCCGCCAGCGAATCCTCGGCACGCAGGGCGTGACCGAGCTGACGGCATATTCGAGCAGCCTTGACGCTGAACGCCGCGCGCTGAGCGTGACGGCGACGATCAACACCATCTACGGCACGACCACCGTTCAGGCGACGCTATGACCATCACCACCACCGCGCCGACGATTGATGCGAACGGCATCACCGCGCCGACCTATGCCGAGCTGCTGGACTTTCTCAAGGCTCAGTACCGCGGCATCTATGGGCCCGACGTCTACCTGGAGGCTGACAGCCAGGACAGCCAGCTGCTGGCGGTGTTCGCATCGGCCATCAATGATGCCAATGCGGTGGCTATCGCCATCTACCGCTCCTTCAGCCCGGCCACGGCCCAGGGTGACGCGCTGGCCAGCAACGTCAAGATCAACGGCATTGCCAAAAAGGCTGCATCGTTCTCGACTGCCGACCTACTGATCGTCGGCCAGGCCGGCATCCCGATCACCAACGGCATTGCCAAGGACGCCAACGGCAACAAGTGGGCACTCCCGGCGAGCGTGACGATTCCGCCAGCCGGCGAGATCACCGTCACGGCCACGTGCCAAACAATCGGCGCAATCGCTGCAGCGGCCGGCACGATCAACCAGATTGGCACGCCTACGCTCGGCTGGCAGACGGTGACGAACCCGAGCGCGGCGGCCGAAGGCGCGCCCGTGGAGAAGGATGCGGCGTTGCGCCAGCGCCAGACGGTATCCACCGCGCTGCCGTCGCTGACCGTGTTGAACGGGATCATCGGCGCCGTGTCGAACCTGCCGGGCGTGACCCGGCTGGCGGCTTACGAGAATGACACGGACGTCACGGACGCCAACGGGCTCCCGAGGCACTCGATTTCGCTGGTGGTGGAGGGTGGCGACGCCACGGCCATCGCGCAGGCGATTGCAGCGAAGAAGACGCCTGGATCTGGAACCTACGGCACCACGGCCATTGTGGTACTCGACATCTATGGTCGGCCCGTCACCATTCGGTTCTTCCGCCCTTCCGACGCGCCGATCACGGTAGCCGTCTCGCTGAAGGCGCTGGCCGGCTACACCACGATGACCGGCGACGCCATCAAGCAGGCGGTCTCGGACTACATCAACGGCGTGGCCATCGGGGGCGGTACGTCGGGCAGCGTCGAATGGGCGGATGCCATCACCGCGGCCAACGGTGTCGGCGGCGGCACGACGTTCAAGTTGACGGGGCTCGCGCTGACGGGCCCCGGCGGTGCTGCTGGCACGCCCGACGTTGCACTGGCTTTCAACCAGTCGGCATCGTGCACGCCGGCTGCCGTGACGCTCACGGTGACGTGATATGGCGGACATCACCGATTACACCAAGCTGATCACCAGCGAGCACAACCAGCGGCCGAAGTTCATGGCCGTGGTGAAGGCGTTGGCCCAGCCGATGGTCTACCTGCAGAACCTGCTGGCCAGCATGCCGGGAAAGTTCGACCTGGACAGCGCGATCGATGCGCAGCTCGACGACGTTGGCCGATGGGTTGGGATCTCTCGCAACGTGCCGATTCCGCTGACCGACGTCTATTTCTCGTTCGACACCGAGGGCCTCGGCTTCGACCAGGGCAGTTGGAAGGGACCGTTTGATCCCGACACGGGCCTGACGCGGCTGGACAACGACACCTACCGATTGGTGATCCGCGCCAAGATCGGCGCCAACCACTGGGACGGCACGCTAGAGTCGTCGCGCGCCATTCTGGATTCGATCTTCGGCGGCGGCACCTTCGTCTTCATTCAGGACAACCAGGACATGTCGATGACGATCGGCATTGCCGGCGTCATTCCCTCAGCCGTGTTCCTCGCGCTGCTGGCGAACGGAATCATCCCTCTCAAGCCGGAAGGCGTGAGGGTGAACTACACCATCGTGACAACCATCGACGGCTCACCGATCTTCGGCTTTGACGTCGAGAACGACCTGGTCGCGGGCTTCGATGTCGGAGCTTGGGGCAAACCTCTGTAAGGATCTCTGATGACGAATGACTTTCTTGTGTTCGGCGGTGGCGCGGGCGCCAACGTGATGAGCCAGGCCGATTGGCTGGCACTGGCGCAGCGCGCATCGGGCTTCCAGTCCGGGGTCGCGCAATCCGCGCAGCTCAACAAGGCCTGGCGCCAGCCGAGCATCATGGCGGCCGTGCTGGCGCAGTTCATCTCTGATCGCACCGGGCAGGACGTGCTGGACGACGGCACCACGGCAACTATTCTGACCAATTTGAAGGCGTCGGCTGCCGCCGTGAATGGTGACGCAACGAAGACCTTTAGCGTGGCGCCGGCCACTGCGAGTCAGCATGCGCTGCAACTCGGCCAGGCTACCGGCCGCCTCTTGCGCACGACTGTCTACCGCAACAACGCTGGCACGCTCCAGTCTTCGATCAATGGGGCGGCATTCTCCAATGCGTCGTCGACGTTCACCGCCCTCGCGGCGACCACGGCAGTGGACGTCGAGGTGCAGGGCGCAGGAGGCGGAAGCGGCGGCACCACAACCTGTACCGCCTCGCAAGTTTCGCAGAGTGGAGGCGGTGGATCAGGGGCCTATGGACGTGGTTATTTCCCATCCGGGTTCAATGGCGCCACCGTAACCGTTGGTCTTGCTGGTCTTGCGGGCGTCACCGGAGGCAATGGCGGCAACGGGGGCTCTTCCTCGTTTGGTGCCCTTCTTACGGCACCGGGCGGAACAGGGTCAACTGGCGCATCCGCAAGCGTAGCTACCAATTTCAATGGTGGCGGCATTGGCGGTGCGATTGCCTCCGGCGGCTATGTCAATTCTGGTGGAACTTACGGGACGGTCGGGATCAATATCGGTGGCACCGTCGGTATCGGCGGTAATGGCGCGCCATCTGTCTTCGGCGGAGGCGGAACTCCGCAAGCCACTACCACTGGGCCCGGCAACGTAGGGCCATCCTACGGCTCCGGAGCAGGCGGTGCACTGACCATTCCGAGCGGACTAGGATCGGTCGGCTCCCAAGGAGCATTCGGTGTTGTTATTGTTCGGGAGTATGCGTAAATGAAGACATACGCACGTATCCAAGACGGATTTGTGGCAGAGATCGTTGCGCCCGCCACGTACGATTCCGATTTCGATTTAGAGGCCGACGGGAAAATTCATCGTGCCGGCGAAGAAATTCCGATCGAAGAGCGATTCCACGCTGACATCGTTAAAGTCCTTGTGAACGTGACTGGATTGAATCCGATGCCACAAGAACGGTGGGCGTTCGACGGCGAGGTGTTTATGCCTCCGCAGCAGGCGTAGAGGGGCTGTCGGCGCTAGTCTTTCGTGAAGTGGTGATTCGCCGTGCGAGTCGTTGACCCAACCTATGTGTTGGGGCTTCGACAAATCGATGGATGAACCAAGCCATGGTTATCGTCAGCAAGAAGGCTAGCGCGATACCAAGTGTCGGGCCCCCTCCGAGCTTTATGGTCACAGCAATTGCCACGTAGCCCATCGCTATGTGAGCGGCATAGAGGGGATAGCTGATGTTGGCGAGAAACCGCAGGACACTATTCCCTGACCGCGGACGCCACAGGCACGCCGCGAGAAGGAAGATGAGCAGCGCAGCGCCATAGGCCCCGAGGGGCAGATGAATTCCGCGCCATGGCCCGCGAATGACGAGCCAGACGAACAAGCCGACCAACCCTGATCCGATCAGAGCGGCCGTCCTGATTGAGAAAGATCGATTCATCGCAAACGCGACTGCGGTGCCGATGAACATATAGACAATGAACTGCCCAGACAGCGTCAGGGCAGCGGCCAGCTGGGCTGGGCGAGTAGTAGTTCCGTGAGCGTCCAGGTAACCAGTCGCGAGCATGCAAGCGGCGCCAAGGGCGACCGGAAGCGCGAACAGCCAAGCTGACTCGCGTCTAATCAGTACCGCCCCCAGCGCGCAGACGACATAGAACTTCACTTCGATCTCGAGCGTCCAGATCACCCCATCGATATTCGTCGACCATAGCAAGTCTCGCAGCCCGGGCACGTAGTGGATGGCTAGCTCTCTCGCCGAGTAAGGATATGACTTGCCGAAGTACTTCCCAGCCAGCCAAATTGTCAGGACTGTGACGGTGAAACCTGCGATGTAAGTTGGCCAGATGCGAAAAATTCGGCCAATTAGAAACCCTTTGACGCTGTACTTGTTGAGGGAAATCGGAATAACGAATCCGCTCACCAAGAAAAAGACAGCAACGCCGAACGCGCCCCAGTCGAATGAAGGGATGGCGGATAACAGCTGCGCCAACCATGGCGTTGGCACCACATCCTCCTTTGGCATGTCGACGCTGGCAAAAGTCTCGATAAGTGGGCGCATGTACCAGGCGTTGTGCAAAAAATGTCCGACAAGGACGGCCAGCGCGGCTGGACCTCGGAGGTCATTTGCGAAAGCGAAGCGGTCTACACGCTGATTCATAGTCGAAGCTTGTTTTAAGACGGCAAGATGGTATCAGGTCTCGCTTTGTTCGCCGTTCTGGCGCTCAATCTGTGCCCGCTTTGAGCGGGCTTTTTCTTTTCCGGGGGAAAGCATGTCCGAAGCAATCAGCGGCGGAGCCGCAGGCGTAGCAGGCTGGAAACTTATCGGCGGCCTGGCCGGCGCAGGCGCCATCGGTGCTGGGCTGGCCGCCATCGTTGTGATGTGTCTCACGTGGCCGCGAAGCCCAAAGGAATGGGCGGTTGGCATCATCAGCACCGTTGTCGCCTCAATCGGTGGCGGGGCGTTTGTCATCATGAAATACGGCCTGCTGGTGTGGGCGCAGGAGCCAGTCGGCCTGGTTGCGGTGCTCGGCCTGGTCTTCGCCTGCGGGCTGCCCGGATGGGCCATCGTCCGCTGGTTGTTCAACTACATCGCCAAGCGGCAGGGCGCCGGCATCGATGATATTGCCGCAGACGTGCGAAAGGGGTTGGGGCAATGATCACGCCTGTGATCCTGCGCGCCATCATGCCGGCGGCTGGGCGGCGCGCCGACGTGTTTGCATTGCCGCTAGCAGACGCCGCCCAGCGATTCGACATTTCCACTCCGGCGCGCCTGGCCGGGTGGCTCGCCCAACTCGCGCACGAGTCCGGTCAGCTGGTCTACACCCGTGAGATCTGGGGCCCGACACCGGCGCAACGGTGCTACGAGGGTAGGGCGGACCTCGGCAACACGCAGCCGGGCGACGGCAAGCGGTTCATGGGCCGAGGACTGATCCAGATCACCGGGCGGAAGAACTATCTGCTGTGCGGGCTGGGACTGGGCCTCGACCTGGTGGCCATGCCGGCGCTGCTCGAGCAACCGGACGCAGCGGCCGCCTCGGCTGGCTGGTACTGGCAGGCGCACAACCTGAATCGCTTTGCCGATGCCGACGACTTCGTTGGCCTGACGCGTGCCATCAACGGCGGTACGAACGGGCTGGCCGATCGACAGCAGTTCTGGGCGCGCGCGAAGGCGGCGCTGGGGGCCAAGGCATGAGCGCACTATCGAAAATCCTGCGGCAGCCGGCCCCCGGCCGCCTGTCCTTCTGGTGCACGGGCTGCAAGGATGCGCACCAGATCCAGCACGGCGAGGGGCCAGGCCCGCGGTGGGGCTGGAACGGCGACGCCGAGCGCCCGACCTTCACGCCCAGCGTGCTGGTGCGCAGCGGCCACTATGTGCCCGGGCACGAGGCCGGTGGCTGCTGGTGCGCCTACTATGCCGAGCACCCGGAAGAAGAGCGCGATTTCGAGTGTGGCATCTGCCACTCGTTCGTGACCGACGGCCAGATTCAGTTCCTGGGCGATTGCACGCACGCGCTGGCCGGGCAGACGGTGCCGCTGGCCGAGTTTCCGGAGGGTTGGGGATGCTGATCATGCTGAAAGCCATCTTCGCCACGCCGGAGCGCATCCTGTGTGCCGCCGTGCTGGTCGTCCTTGCGCTGGCCGGCGGGGCAGTGTGGGTCTACCGGGGCGAGCGCGACACCGCGCGCGCCGAACTGGCGCAGGAACGTCTCGACGCGGCGCGCGCCAAGGTGAAGGCGGTCGATGACGCTCGCATCGAGGAACAACGCCGCGCCGCGGCACAGACGGAGATTGCCAATGCTGCAACGAAGGAACTGGAGGGTGCGCGTGCTGACGCTGCTGCCGCCAACGATGCTGCTGGCCGCCTGCGCCAGCGGGTCGCCGAACTTGTCTCCGCCGGTCGCGCCGCCGGAAATCCCGCCCCTACCAATGCCGGCCAGGCAGCCGGCGATCCCCTCGATGTGCTCGCCGACGTGCTCGGCAGGGCTGACCAGCGCGCGGGAATCCTGGCTGAATACGCTGACGCCGCCCGGGTCGCCGGCCAAGCCTGTGAGCGGGCCTACGACGCGCTGACGCCGCGCGCCCAAGTGCCTTGAATTTCCGATCAGGGTAGGTTAGCGTGACCTCGTTGGATTTGATCGCGAGGCGACACTATGGGTGATCCTGCTGATGTGATTGGCGAGTTCGAGCGCATTGCGCTGAACGATAGCGAAGACCTTCCAATAGACGACGCAGTTGCCGGATTGGCTCAGATATTGGCCGACGAACCAATGCCGGAGGAAATCTACTTGGCGCTGCTGATGGTCGGCGCAACGCTCTACCGGCGAGGTCTGTCCGAGCGCATGCGCGCGGCGGGCCTGCCGTCATGACGGCGCGGCACCTGAAGACAGTGGAGGCGTGGCCGAAGTAGGGCTCGGAATCGGTGAGCATGGCTTATAAGAGCCAGTTGGATTTTTCTCAGTACGCCACAGTTACGCCACAAGCCTGCAATCCGTTGATCTAGAGCGGTTGTTGCTTCCTGTCGGCGGGACCACCACTCAAGTCGAAACAGGCCAGCTTCCCAAAGCCGGCCTGTTTTGCTTTGGCGGCAATCCGCGCCGTTGCGGGCGCTGCCGCACCGTTTTTGCGTCGGGGCTGCGCGCCAACCGGATATGATGTCGGCTGCGCATCCTCCCCACCCCGCACATGCTCCTTGTCAGGTCGTACCTTTGCTGGCTGCCGGCGCTGGCCATGCTTGGCGCGGCCCACGCCATGGCTGCCACGCCCGATCCGGCCCTCGCCGATACCTCCGGTTGCAGCGCGCTGATCGATATCGTCCAGGAAAGCCTGCGTGGCGAGCTCAGCCTGTCCTGCCCCCCGTCCGACAAGGTCGCCTGCGAGAGCAAGAACGGCCAGATCCGCGCGCTGCTGGACATCATCGACCAGCGCCGCAAGCGCAACGCCGACGAGTGCGACACGCTCGCCCAGGTCAACCGCCTGCTCGGCACGCTGCCTCCCAAGACCTGAGCGGCCTGCCGGCGGCCCTCAGTGGCTGATCTTCGAGAACAGCTGGATCACCGCCACGCCCGCAATGATCAGGCCGATGCCCATCCAGGCCGCGAGGTCGGGTACCTGGCGGTACAGCACCGATGCGATCAGCGTCACCAGCACGATCCCGGCACCGCACCAGATGGCATAAGCCACGCCCACGGGCACCGTCTTCATGACCTGCATCAGCAGCCAGAACGCCGCCACATAGCCGGTCACCACCAGCACGCTTGGCCAGAAGCGCGTGAAATTCTCGGCGGCCTTCAGGCTGCTGGTGGCGACAACTTCGGCCACGATGGCCAGGGCAAGCAGTAGGTATCCATTGGACAT